GTGCATCTACATCCCGGAACTCTCCGGGTTGGAGCGGTTGATCATCGTCTCGAACACGCAGCCCTCTTGCTTTAAAGCCAGCAGGGAGGTTGGACAACGTACCTGCATCAATGAGTTGACGGAGTGCAGATGTCGCAGTTCGGGAGAGACCCCCGAGCATGTGGATAAGACCAAAGCCATAAAAGCCAAGGCCAGGTAAAAACTTATAGTGAACAAAGTATTGTATCTTTTTACGAAGGGGATCTTCTTCTTTGTAGTTTCGGTATATGGCCAAAACTTTTCCCGATCCTTCGTCAACAGTAACAACATAAGGTAGCTTAATACCTGTTGTTTCTCCTGTTTGCGAGTCTTTATCTTCGAAACCGGGTATGTCCAAATCGCAATGAAACTCTAAGAGTACTATGTCCTCAGCGTTTTGCGTAGCAGTGATACCATCTAATTCATCATACTTTTCACCAGCTTCATTTTTATCTGTTTGAGACATACTTACATCAATATCACGGTACATACCACTTACTTGTTTTTTACGTAATTCGTTACCCATTGTTTTAACAACATGTGTAACACGTTCGCAAGACTGCATGTCTGTTGATACATATGGCATTACCACATCTTCTGCTGGTACAAATTTTGATACGGCTCTACCTCTTACACTGTCATAGTAAACTTTTTTAAAGGCACTACCCGCTAATGGTAAATGAAATAACATTTGATCGAGTTCTTGATCGTATTCTTCCATTTCATAACTAATTTGATAGTTCATGAATTCTTTAACACGTTGTGATTGTTGTTCAATCTCCGGTGTTATTTCGCCCACTATTTGTGTGCGGATAGGGCCTTCGGGAGGTAGTAACTCTTTATAAGCTTGCGCTTGAAACTGTGTAACTGTTTCTGCTAGTAATGGGTGTGTGACACCTGTTGCACCAGCAAATGGTTTAGATCTATCTTCATATTTAAATCCTAATAAGTCTAAGCCATCAGTATATGTTTTAAGCCAATCGGCTCTTGCATCTTTATCATATTCATAGTCGTTAGTTAAGTCTGCTGACAAAGCATCTAACTCATCGTCCGGCATTAGTTCTGCTAGATTAGCATTAAATGCCCCTTCTTCGGAAGTATCTTCTGTGGGATTAACTAGTGCAGATCCATCTTCTAACATAATGGTATTATCAGAATCTCCTGGTGTAGTTATTTGTGATCCTGTAGATGGTTCTATATCTAAATTTATATCTTCATTAACTTTTTCTATAGCCATTATATTCCTTTAATTAAATCATTTATTGCAACAAGTCCACCTTTTGCTTGTTTAGTGCTCGTTCTACTATCAACGCCTTGTTGTAATTGTTGTAGTTCTTTAAAAGATTGTTCCATAGCTTCTTTTGGTGATACTCCCTCGCTCATTCTTTCAAAGGCTCTTTCTGAAGCAGAGTCGGCTACTTGTTCTGCAAAGTCTTCATCTACTCCACTTGCAACTAAATCGTCTACTATCTTTTGTCTTATACCTTCTTTTAATTCTTCATCGCCTCCGTAATTTTCATTTCTTCTAGCCTTAACTTTTTTTAATTCTTCTTTTATAAATTCTCTCATACCTTCTGGTGCTTCGTCAATAAGTTTTCTTTCCTCATCAGTTAATCCATCTTCGCCTGTTTCTTCTTTTTCTTCTTCTGACATTTTAGACATATCTGGATTGAACACTTTATTATACAAAGCTACTAATCCTGCTAGTCCTGTAGGAGTACCAAAACCTCCTGTTATAATACGAGGTGGACCCATATAACGACCCCCACCTTCTAGTACAGGTGAGGAGCCTGTAATTCCACCCATAGGAAGTGGTAATCCAAAAGGACCTATTCTTGCTACTGCCATTATTCTACTCTAGAAAATCCTACGTTTCTATCTTTTGAAAAGTTACCTGTTAAACGATTCATTAAATTACCTATTCCTTCCATCATCTTAGTTGGAACATCGGCTTTTGTTCTTTGTTCCATTGTTTGTTCAACACTTGGAATCAATTGATATAACTGGTCAATAATTAAATTAATATTATCTTCCGACGTGTCTCCTTGATTAGAAGCTATTTGTAAAGCAGCGCGTATTACAGCATCATCTTGAACCTTTCCGTAATTATCGCGGTTCATGGCTGAATCTTCTAGCATTTGCATTCTATCTTCAAAACCACCTTCGGCATAGCCTATTGGTCTCATCATGTAATCCATGTTCATAATCCCTCCTTCATTCATATTTGGCATAAACATTCTTTTTAATATATTTTCTCCTTGAACCATTTTCTTTGCTGCGGGTTCAATAATTAGTGGATCTATTGTTTCTTCTTTTATTTGTTTTGCAGCATTGATAATCATCGGTGCATCTAAAGCTAAACCAGCGGCCATTCCAGGTGGACCACCAACCGTTTTAAGTACTGCACCAAATGCACCTTTTGATACTAATGTACCAATACCAGCCAACATTGCTTGTGCTTTTTTTGTGTTGCCTGCTTTAAATAATTTATCTACTTGTGATAAAGCAAAATCTAAATTTAATCGTTGAGCAGCATTTAATGTTTTTTTAGCCATATCTCGTATTTCTGTATAAACTTTAGATTGTATTTTAGGTTTTTTTACGCCGACTGCGCTTTCTGGTGTCATGAAAGTAAAATCATATAATGTGTCTATAGTTTTATTTATATTAGCTTGATTAAACTTCATACCGGACTTTAACATTTTAAGTCGTTGTTCTTTCGCGTATTGCGATAAAAATCCAGAACTTTTAATTACATTAATTTGTTTAGTATCTAATCCTTTAAAAGCTGTCTCTCTAAATTTTTTTAATGCCTTACTATAGTCGTTTGCATTTTTAAAATTTTCTATTCTAGGAATTTCTTTAAATTTTTTAATAGTTGCTGTATTAATTCCGTTTTTTTGAAATGTTTCAAATATCTTATTATAGCCCATTTTTCTTACAACTGTGCTATCTGATCCTCTTTCAATACCTCTTTTTAAATTGTCTATTCTTGTTGTGTCTCGTACATAAGATGGATCGTCTATTGCATCAAATACTTCGCCAACTTCTTTTACGCTAGTTCCTAATCTTGGAGAATGTACTCTACCGCCATGAGACATTTTTAATTGAAATTCTCTATACAAGTCAGATCGTATTTCTGATGCTAAATCCATATCATTATTAGTGATTGCGTCATCAAGCATTTGCATTAATTGTGCTACTCTATCTTGTCTTGCCATATATTTCCTTACGTCAATACGGCGGCTTGCGCCGCCATACGACTAACCCAGTCAGAGGTGCGTGCGATTGAGGCCGACTGGTAACTCATTATTTTTTCTTTTTCTTTTTTTGTTTTACACCAAGTAATCTTGTTGTTAGTTTTTTTTGTTGCCCTAACTTAACACCTCGTCGTTGTACTGCTCCGAGTTCCTCGGTTGATTTAATTATTTTACCTTTAGGGCCTTTGTACATAGAAAAAACTTTCATTCCAACAGGATCGACAATTCGTCCAGCCGATTCTGTTTTTCCGTTTTTGGTGCGTTTTTCAATACGTTTTCTTTCGTAAGGACCAATGCCCCTAGCCATTCTATTTTCTACTGTACGTTTTACAGTAACTTTTTTCTTAGCCATATTAGTTTAGTGGATTACCATTGCTATCATATATTTTTTGTCCAGGTTTTAATTTAAAAATTTTTCCTGGTGGCATTTTACGTTTTGGTGCATCTTTTGGTGTTATCTTCCCTATTTTGTCTAATAGGTCTTTAATTGATTTTTTCTTCTTTTTTGGTTTATTTGCTTTTGTAATTCCCGGTTGTCTATCGCTTGATAGTCTGTAAGGATTCTTTTTCTTCTTTTTTTCTTGTTTAGCTTGTTCTTGTCGAAGTTTTTCTTCTTTAGTTTTAAATGTCGCCGCCATTAGTAGTACTCCCTTGGTTCAATAATTCGTGGTTCGTCGTGGTAATCGTCTGGAAGTTGTACAAAGTTGCCTTGACGGTATCGCATGAGCGCTTGTGTCGTTGAATCGACGTAGTCATCATGGTCGCCAAATGGAAAAGCCGCACACTCTTCTATTACCTCTTCCGCCCACCTTTCGTCCGGACACCATACTTGGCCCGACTCAAACATAGGCGCTACCGAGTTTACCCTTACATGTTTATCGTTTCCTCGACTTGGTGTAAAGTTCACTACAGGTATTCCTGCTGATCTTAACTCATCTGTCAAAGGAAGTCCAGAAGCTTTTGCTTCCACGATTACTGTTTCTGGTTCCCAGTATTTATATTTTTCCATAGCATGTTTTTTTAGTTCTGTAAACTCCCATCTTCCTCTTTCTGCATCGAGTAAGATAATTTGCGGATTTCCGCGTTGCGGGTGAGAAAATACGCCCCATGTTGTAATAGCGGAGTAATCGGCTGTCTCTTTTTTACTGAACGCCGTATCATAACTTTGTATAACGTGTATAAGATCGGGTACTTCTTCTTCCTCCCATTTGTTCCACCATTCACGTTTAATAATAGAGCCTTCCTCAGATGTAGGATTTTGTTGCCATTGTGCTTGCCATTTTTGCTCAGTCAAGGAAGCACGGGTCGCGGTCAAGGAATCTATGTCCCAGTACTCTGGCCAAATAGGTTTTTCGCTTGGTAATATTGCCGGGAACTCAATAAGCTCCCACTGGTCTGCCTTGGGTTCTTTTGCTTGTGCATCAATCAATCTGCCTGTTAAATCTTTCACGGACCAACGTGTCATAACAATAACGATAGCA